GACCGCAACAAAAACAGCCAACTCAATAACTATTAGAGCCTTTAAAGACACCGCTTACACACAACAAGTTGGGACAAATGTAACTGTAGCCAGCACCTCTGCAGCAACTGCTTATGGCATACTTGGTGCTCCAAGCAACTATGAAGATGGTCGCAATATCGGCTCAGTAGAGGTAAAGGTGTACGAAGCATGACAAGCCAACCAAAGAAAAGACCTTGGGACATTTGGAAAGAGAAACAACCAGGAGACTCAGTACGTCCTTGGGACCTTATCAATCCAAAAATTGGTCGTGTTGATGATGAGACGTATAACAAACGCCTTGACCTATGCCTTAACTGTGAGCACTTAATCAAGTTGACTACTACCTGTAAACAATGTGGGTGTTTTATGAAAGAAAAATGCAAATTACCTCACGCTTCATGTCCCGTAGGTAAGTGGGAGGCTGTTACAGTTGGAACTAACGAAGGAGAATCAAATGGCTGATGAATACGTAACAAATAACGTTGTTTTTTTCGTAATTGACGGAGAAATAGTCTTTGTATTACGAACTGACGAACGGTTTAATGCAGTATTAACAAGCGAACCAACAATTGTTGAACATACACCTGACATGGGAGATATCCCACTAACTGGTGATAAATGGGATGGCAAAAAAATCATTAGACTTCCTAGAGGATAAAAATGCCAACAACAGTTTATAGAGAAGCACGAGTATGGAACGGAACCGACTGGGAATCTATCTCAGTTGCTTATCCTGACCTGTCTCAATATGCCCGTATAGTAAATGACAATACCTTTGCTGGAACAAATACTTTTAATGCGCCAATTATTCGTCCTGCTCAAATCCCGCTTGCAATGGAGATTGGGACTGTAAATTTAACTACATCTGCACAAGGTGACCTACTGATTATTGGAACTAAGAACTTTGATGCTGGTCGTTTTACTCAAATCCCTATCGTAATAGCCACTGTTATTTACCCAACAACAGGTGTTAATGGGTTTGTATCTATTAAAAGCACAAGCACAACATCTTTTAGTTATGAAGTAGATATGAACGTTGCTGTCGCAAACAGTAACTCAGGCACAGGGTTCCCACTAAAGATTTCGTATTACGCATTTCAATTGACTTCTTAACAGTCATTAGTTAAGCGAGGTGAATAAGTGGCAAAGTATTTAGGTGCGGTATATCGCGGTGCTGTTTATGGTAATCCTCCTCGCCTTGTTTATAACGCAGAGCCAATGGAGGCTTCTGCCGTTGATTATGGAAAAATATACGTAAGTTGGAACTCACCTTCAGGTAACTTTACCAAAATCCGTTTGGTTAGAAACAACGACAACTTTGCAGAAACAGAACAAGACGGAGTTATTCTTTGGGAGCAGTCGTCTACTAGTTCTTTAAATGGATTAGTAAATCGCAATAGTTTTACCGATGGCGAAGACAACTTTTTAGACAGTTATACAATAAATGATTTACCAGTTGCACAAGGCCAATTTATTTATTACACAATCTGGTTATTTACTAATGCTAATTTGTGGACCCCTGCTGGATATGCAACTGCACTAATGCCTTCTGACCGTGGCAGTCAAAAAAAGTTATTTGAGATATTGCCTAAAGTTTATACCAGTGCAGAACAAAGCCCTACAGGTGTCCCTGATGTAAACAGTTTTGTTTATAATTTTCTAAAGCCTTTTAGTTTTACCTTTGACCAAATTCTTACCTATGCAGAATTAGTAAAACCAAATTTTGGAAGACGTAAAACCCCTCCGTCTTTATTGCCCCCTTTAGAAAACAATATTGGGTTGTATCCAGAACGCGGTCTCCCATATCGAAATCAAAAGAAGTTAATTCGTGAAGCCATCTATTTATATCAAAACAAAGGCACTTTGCTTGGTATTCAGAACTACATTGAAGCCGTATCTAACTATGACCCTGTAGTAACTGTTAGCCCAAATCTCATGCTTGATGTTCAAGACTCTTCATTCACTGAAGGTATTGGACGCTGGACAAATACTTATGGAAATCTTACTGCAGACAGTACGAAACCAGGACCTACAGGAACAAACGCAGTCAACACTGTTTGGTCTGGAAAGTTTATAACTTCTGCTGGAGCCGTTAGTAAAATTGCAAGAGCAAATAACGTTGCAACCATTACTTCTTCTGCTGCTCATGGATTGATACCTAACGATAGTGTAACTATAGGAAGCGTTTCAGTGCCTGACTTTAATGGCACTCACACCATTGATTCTGTTCCTTCTCCAACTACTTTTACTTACGCAAACACAGGAGCAAACGTAAACGAAGGAACTGTTACAGGAACGATATCTGACGTATCTCACATCAGTCTTGGAAAAGATAACCCTGTAACTAAGGGTATTCCAGTAGTTGGTGGAACCGCATATAGGTTCAGTTACTACGCAGCATCTGCCTCTAACGGAACTGTTATTGCCGATGTAACTTGGCATGATTACTTAGGTACTCAAGTTAGTTCTGTAGTTACAGAAGCAACCACCAACGGAACTACAGGCGTTTATCAAAGGTTCTTCATGAACCTAACAGCACCTGTTACTGCAGTTTATGCGACAGTTAGATTTAAATTTACAACTCAAAACACCTATAACATTGACATGGTTCAGTTTGCTCCACAAGCAACTGCTACTAACTTTGATGAAGCACGTGGTTTAGATATATTCTTAAGCAGTGAAAAAGTAAACATCAATTCAAATCCATCATTTGAAACAAACACAACTGGATGGACGACTAACTCTTCAGTATCTCGTGTAGGGGTTGTTCCTCCAGGACTTCCTGGTTCATTTTCAATGTTATTGACAGGTCAAAACAACTTTAGTCTTTCCAAAATACTTAATAAAACACCAACTACGTACAAACTAACTGAGGGTAATAACTACACCTTCTCTTGTTATTTAAAAGCGTCTGCTAACACAACTATGAATATGGCTCTTACGGCAGCAGATGATGATGGCCCAGATACAGAAGTAGTAAACAAACAAATATCTGTTACAACGGATTGGGATAGATATTATGTATCGTTGTTTATTCCAGAAGGACTCTCTGTTCTTGGAAACATAACCTTAACCTTTACCCTTACAGCCACTCTTACAGGACAAAGCGTTTGGATTGATAACACTCAAGCCGAACAAACGTTCTATCCAACGGATTATTTTGATGGGTCTTTGCCAGCCGATTATGGTGTCTTCTGGTCTGGAACAGCCCACGCTTCCTACTCTTACAACTACCCTAGTCGTCTAAAGAAGATGCCACGTGTCTTTTTAACGCTCAAAGATTGGATTCCGTACAACATGCCGTACAGAGTCAGGTCCTACAAGGGTCTAGAAGGAACCTCAGAAACAGTCATTTAGTTTTTGGCTAAGTGGTAGTAGGCTCTGCCCATGACCACTCTTATAGACATAGCCATCGCCTCTCTAGGCACTTCATACTTTCTAATCGCAATAGAAGCCTTTATTGACTTAGGTAAAGTCAAAGGTTTTATATCTTTAGCGTTTGCTACAGGTCTTGCGTATTTAATCGGGTATAACAATTACGACCTAGCGGTTGTAGCACCCGCAATTGCATTTGTATCGTTAGCAGTAACAACCATGCTTGATAAACCAACCACAATACAGCCAATCAGGAGGTTTTAATGAAACTGCTTGTAATCGGAACGTCTGACGATGTAGAAGTAACTATGGGGCTTCGCATGCTTCTTGACAAAAAACCAGTTACAGAAGTTGTTTTACCAATCGCGGAAGAAAACGAAACTCATGACCAAGTAATACTTGCAGCCTCTCAAAGAGGATTAGCAGTTACTCAAGGCGGTTCACTAGACGAACTTCTCGTATCTATTAGTAAGGGCGATATAGCAGCATTTGCTTGGGATGATTCAGAAGAAGCATTTGACGCGGTACTCACGTTGCTAGAGCGGAATATTGAGTCTTGGGATATCTCAGATGGTCTCTCACTTATCGACACGGAGACAGAGATGCTAGAAGAACGTCTCTCAGAGGTCTTGGAGGACTTCGTAGAGAGTCTCACAGCCATCGTCTATAAGATGGTAATGGACCAAGTGAACCAAGAGGGCAAGTTCAAATATCGTCGCCCCCATGCTGACTGACCTAACCCACCATCAAGTCCGTACCCTCGTCGCTCTCGCCCTCATATCTAGTCCTGATGGGGTCGTGGAGACCTCGATTGCCCGACTTGGTGAATTGACCAACACAAAAAGTCTTAGCCACGTTAGAGAGGCTATAAAGGCTCTACAAGCCCGTGGATACCTCGACGCTCAACGCAGGAAGGGGAGTAACGGCAAGTACACCACTAGTCGCTACACCCTTGCTCCAGGGCCTCTACAGAGTCTATGGCTGATGACTCCACAGAGGCTCACCTCACCTAGTACAGATGACTATGTGCTTAAGTCAATAAGCCATAAGCCATTAGTACCTAATACTAATAAGTTAATAAGTTATGAAAATGTAGAAATCCGAAAGGACCCTTTAATGAACAAGAAATGGCGGGAAGAACAAGAAAGAGATTCCGAGATTGGCGGGGTCGGTAAGTTAGAAGACGAGAACGACGTGTACGTACTTACTGCCAACGTCAGACAAACCAAAACTCGTGGCAGACGACCAATCGAGCATTGGACTGTCTATGACATAGCAGCAGAGTTCTCCTACCTTGTAGGCAAGAAGTTCCCATGGCTACCTGGAACTATGAACGTGAACGCACTTGCGGGAGCCCTGCGTAAGATGCGAAGCCAACACCAAACGACAGCCCTGGTCGAAATGGAACTTCTAAAGATGTTTATGGCAAATGACTCAAACTTTAAAAACGTCGGCAGCGAGGCTCCGCACCTGTACAAGATTTATCTTGCAATGTTTAGGACGCACATGAACTTGGCACGAAAGAACTTAGGGCTCAACCTTCTTGGCGATATGACTGAGCAAGTCGTTGATACCACACCTGATGTGCTTTATGCTTCGGATGGTAGAGCGTTCGACAACACCATCGTTGGTCGCAAAGCGTTAGAACGGCACGAAGCCAGGATTGATAATGCCAACTTATGAGTACGTTTGTAACAAGTGTGGTTACCGCACTGCTTTAATCGTGCTAGAAGGAGTTTCATCGATTAGTTGTGTTACTTGCAAGATTGAGATGACTCGTATCTGGGACCTACCAGGTGTCATCTTTAAAGAAGAACCCTACGCAGAACGCTTAAAGTATATGGAAGAGAACGGAATATGAATATAGTGAGCATGAAGGAGGTCGGGGTGGAAGTTAAACCTCATAGAAACTTACGAGGCTCTTACTGCTTTATTTGCAAAGCCAGGATTCCTAAGAGAGTTACGTATTTGTATTGTCCGCAAAACAACGCGTGGATGTGTAAATATTGTTGGGATAAAGATGCCTCGTAAGAAGAAGGACCTTCCTATCTTTGTAGTTGTTGATATGCCGAAGTGGAAGGCTAAGATTATCGATGCAGTTACCAGAATACTCTTCCCTGGCGAGAAGTATTTTGTTCTTACGGTTCTTGAGACAGGGCTTAAATACGAGGATAAGGAGTAGAATGAATTCAATACTTATGATGTTGTTATCTGAGTTGTCCTCTGATTGGTGTGATTGGGTGCTGGAGATGGAGTTAGAAGAACACGGTTTAGATACGAAGGTAAAAACTATTACGATTTAGAGACGGACAAAAAGATTTATGAGTTACGACATCAGGACGTTGGAGCCAATGAAGCAACAATGGCTTCTTCGCAATTCAAATATTCCGTATCGGTTCTTGGGCATGGAAACCAAGGACTTGGTCACGGAGTTCCCTCCAGTAGTGGTTGACTGGTTGGTTGATATGCAATCTGGGGCCGTCATCAAATCTCTTGGTGGTTTGGGTGTAACGGGTGTTGGCCTGTTACTCGATGGCGGTCCTGGGTTGGGTAAGACGACTATGGCAGCCATCGCTGCTACAGAGTTTTTACGCCACCTACCAGAGGAGAATTTTCAAGAAGTTCTTAAGTATTCAGCCAAAGATGTCAGCATTACTTCCCGACCTGTGT